TTTATTTGGTGGCTTCTTTGCCAATGGTGGTAACTTAGGTGCTGGTCGTTGGGGCATCGCCGGGGAAGCTGGTCCAGAGTTAATATCAGGTCCAGCTACAGTAACACCTATGGCGGGTGGCGGAGTTACTAATGTCACATACAACATTACAGCTACCGACGCAATGAGTTTTAAACAATTAGTGGCACAAGATCCAGGCTTCATTCATGCTGTGGTAATGCAGGGAGCTAAATCAATGCCCGGAACAAGGAGATAAGATATGTCATTCCAATGGATATTCGATAAGGCAGAAACAATTAGTGTAAACAGTAGACCAGTAGTATTACAGACTATTACTCGTAACAATACTGTTCGTGCTACTAATCTCGGCGGAGCAGTTAAACGATACACAGTAAAATTACCAGATGGTATTCCTTACAATCAGATATCGGCTAACATTACTGCCGCTGAAACATTAGGTCAACATACTTCTAGCAATGTAACAGTACGATTAGATGGTACAGTATATGATACAGGCAATGTTATCTGTACAGTGTTTCCTAATTGGACATTATTTGGCTCAGGCAATATTAACCAAGTGAGCTGGGATAGCGCATTTGAATTTTATGAGGTAGTATAATGGCTATACAGGACCTAAGCAGTTACTCAAGTATCTATGCCGCATTATTTGTGCGCATGGACATACCTAACTATGAGGTTTTACGATATAGCACACATTTTGAACCCTATACAGTTACAGAAAGTGATGGCACTTCACATAGTTACACAAACTTAGGTACACTTGTAGGTGTCACAGACAACACATTTGGTATTAGAACTAATCCAGAAGAGATTACCATTACCATATCAGGTGTGCCATTAACTAATGTTAGTATGGTCTTAGATGAATCGATTAAAGGCAGTCGAGTAGAAGTTCGCAGACAATATTTCCGTGGTAATAACTATGCGGCTATCAACACGCCGATAGTCAAGTTTAAAGGAATAGTAAATAACTATAATGTTGTAGAAGGATGGCCTGATTCATCTACTCGTGTAGGCACCTGTACTATTAGCTTTCAATGTAGTACATTAATTGACCTAATGTCAGAGAAACGAGCAGGGCGTAGAACAAATCCCATGGATGAGAAGACATTCTTTCCAAATGATTTAGCTATGGATCGTGTACCCACATTAGCAGGTAGTAGCTTTAACTTTGGCGCACCAAAATAAGGATTAATAGATGAGCGGATTTCTAGACAGTATTGTAGATGTAGGCAAAGGCTTGTGGAACTCAGTCACAGGATCAGGTATTGGTGGTACTCTAGTTAGTACTTTATTAACTGGTCTAGCACTTAACCAGGTTACTAAATCAATTAACAAAAGTTCTAATACCACTGCTTCACAAACACAAACAGCACAGGTAGAAACCGGCAATAAAATAACACTTAGTCCGGCTACAGAGAATCGTGTGCCTATAGTCTATGGTGGTGCTATGCTATCGGGCATAGTCACAGACGCTCGCATGAGTGCTGACAATCAGAAGATGACCTACTGCTTAACCATATGTGAAGTTACTGGCACAAAGATGTCAGATGGCTTAGCCAGTGAATTCCTATTTGAAGATGTCTATGCTAATGGCAATCGAATTGTGTTCCGAGCAGATGGTATTACTGCTAGTTATATGATAGACGCAGATGGCAATGTGGATAAGAGTATCGACGGATTAATTAAAGTTTATCTATACAAGAATGGCAGTAGTAGTCCGGCAATATTAGACAATTATACTGCTGGTGCAACCAGTAATGCTAATACCTACATGCCAGGCTGGACAAGTAATCATACTATGAACAGTCTAGTATTTGCCATAGTAGAAGTAACCTATAATAAAACAAAGAATGTTACAGCATTGCCTAACATCTCATTTGCTATTCAAAATAATATGACTATGCCAGGTGATTGTTTATGGGATTACATGACCAATACCCGTTATGGCGCAGGTATTCCACCTTCGGAGATTAAAGATGCATAGTTTAGAACAATTAAATGTCTACAGTAATGTAAGTATTGTCACTGGTGATGAAAGACCACCTAGTATTACAACGACTCCAGCTAATACCTCAAACTTAACTTCAACTGTTTATAGTACAGAAGATACTAGTCATAATTTGGTTGTTCCGTTTACCATTGATTCAGCTATATCTCTTAATATAATTTATACTGTAAATGTGTCTATGTATTCGGGTGCTACTGTAACTTGGCCGACACAAGATTTAAGTTTAACCTATACAAACCCCAGTACTGGTATATACCGAGTTAGTGGAATAGACACCATAACAAAATGGAACACACAAAAAAATCCATTAGTGTTTATGGGTCCAGATAGAAATGGAAATTTAACATATAAGGCTAATATATCTGTTGGAGGATCAACTATTAGTTGGAATAACAATGCTATTCTAGCCGCTACCGCAGAAATTAATACCGGAATCCTTCTCGATCAAGACTATGATGAAGACACCCCTATAACATTTAACTGCGGATTATTAATTACTGATACAATAAGTTCATCATATAGTGTAGCCATTAGTAAAAGTAACAATGCCGCTGGCGTATTGTCAAGTACAGGGGTTGGCGGAACTAGTACCTATACAGCAAATGTTTTAACTATTGCTGGTACTAGAACACAGGTCAATAGTCGACTTGGCAATATTACTTTAACTCCAGGAGAAGGCTTTGCTAATGATTTTGCCTTAACCTATAATGTTCTCAATGTTACATCAGGTGAGCCAAATAGTGCTCAACAGGCAATGAAAATAAGATTTATATCTGATGAAGTTAACACTAACACCTTAACAAATCAAATTTATAATCAAGATGATCCTATTACATTTGACAGTGGGTTAATTATTACCAATGCGTCAACTGTTGCCACATATTCATTAACTATTAGTAAACCGAGTAATGCCACAGGTGTAATGTACAGCACAGGGGTAGGTGGTACTAGTAGTTACGCAAATAATACTTTAACTATTACCGGTAACAAAGGTCAGATTAATACTAGATTAACTGCTATAACTTTTGTCCCCACAGCAGGTCCTTACACAAATTTTACTTTAACCTACACTGTGACTAATTTATTGTCCGGACAAGTAGAGGTTGCTACTCATACTATGACACTTGATTATCTAAGTAATAATATCTCAAATATGAATGTGTCAAGGACATACACACAAAATTTACATAATAATTTATTTGCAACTAATATTCCAGCAATAACAGAAGATATTCGTAGACCAACCGCGCCATTTGTAGCAGATGCTAATACAGCATTATTATTACACTTTGATGGTAATGTTACTGATAGTAGTAATAATGCTTATACTCCTGTAACAAATACTTCGGTAAATTTTGATAGCGTCTATAGACAATGGGGTACAGGTTGTGCTAGTTTTGATGATACATCAGTATTAAAATTTAATAATGATGCCTTAAAGAATAATAGTTCAGCGTTCACTGCTGAATGTTGGGTTGATCCTAAAGCGGTTGAAACTAATGGCGGAGGTATTTTTTTACTCGGTCCTTACACTGTATCAGCCGGCGTAACTTCGAGCAATCAGATACGAATATTTTTCCCTAATGGTAGTTCTTATGTGGGACCAGTTATAGAAAGTAATAAATTTACACATATTGCTGTGACCTATAATAATGGTAATTGGTATGTTCATATTAATGGTACAATGAAATATACAGTTTATCAATTAATATCTGGAACAGAACCAACCTGGAATGGTATATTTGTTGGTGTATCACACATCTGTAGCATTGACGAGTTCCGTTATTCAAAAGGAATTGCAAGATATTCTAATTCTAATTTTGCTGTTGAATCATATAATGTACCTCAATATACTATTAGTTTACAACTATCTACTGATATCGGATTTATCAGTACAGATACCTATGAAGGCTATTTTAATAAATTAAATTATAATACTACTACACGCACTTATACATTTACAGGCTATCGTGATGAGTGTAACAGTATATTTGCTGATTTACAATTTTATCCTAATAAAAATACAACTTCAAGTGCGGTTATTACTTATTCTCAAAGTAAAAATGGATTTTTCCAATTCGATACAACTTTTAATTTAACAGGAATAGTTGATACAACTGCAATTCCGGGCACTGGGTTAACAACTTATACTGCTGGCACATATTCATTAACACCAACATTCCAACAACTATATTACTTAAAATGTGATGCTATGGTTATTGGTGCTGGTGGAACGCCTGGCTCTAATTATATTGTTTATCAACCAGGCACTTCTAATGTTTTAATTACTTTATATGGTGGAGCTGGTGGTGCTGGTAAATTAACTATATTCACATTATTAAATTTACAGTTTACAAATACAATATATGTTGCTGCAGCTGGCGGTGGAGCAAGTTATATTGGATCTTATTCAAGTGCTGGCGGATCAAATGGTAGCAATGGAACTCCACAAGCTGGAGGCTCAGGTGGAGCAAGTGCTACTGGGTTTGGTGGTGGATCAGGGACTAGTAATGGAGCGTCAGGCGGTGGTGGTGGACAACTCGGAGCAGGAGCAAATGCGCCAAACGGTACTGGCGGAACAGGTATATCAAGTGACTTTACCGGAACTGCTGTTACATATTCAAAAGGCGGAGTAAGTGCCTTAGGTGGCGGAACAGCTCCAACGACTCAAGGGTCGGGCAATCAACCAGGTTTAATTGTAGTTAAATTTTATGAATAAGGATTAAGAGATGGCAACTGAACTACCATACAGATATAGAATTAATGGCACATTAAACACCAGTGATGGTGTTTTAGCCAACATGGAAAAGTTAGCCAACAGTACCGCAAGTTGGATTAGTTTTGATATGTTTACCGGCAAGTGGGATGTCGTAATCAACAAGGCAGAGGATGTTAGTGCCGCATTTGATGACAGCAATATCATTGGCAGTATTCAATTGAACATCTTAGGTTTAAAAGAAATGTACAATGCTGTTGAAGTACAGTTTCCACATAGTGACCTAAATGGACAAAAAGATTATATCCATATTAGTATTCCTCCTGAAGATAGACTACCTGGTGAATTAGACAACACCTTAACTATTAACTATGAACTTCTTAATGATCCAGTACAAGCACAGTTCCTTGGCTTAGTAGAATTAAAACAATCAAGACTAGACAAGACTATTGTGTTCCGCGCTGACTACAGCAAGATTAATATCCCAGCTGGTGCAGTTATCTCAGTTACCAACACAACATTCGGTTGGACAGCAAAACAATTTCGTATTGTTACTGTGAAAGAAATTAGTGATAATGATGCCTTACAAACAGAAATTACTGCTATTGAATATAATATTAATACCTATTCAACAGATGATTTATATAGATATATCCGTAGCAATGCCACAGGTATTGTAACATTTGGTGCTATTGGGCAACCAGATGCTCCACAGGTAACTAAATTAGAAGGTGTTAGTCGTCCAGGTATTATTATCGAAGCTGATGTGCCAGGTGGATTAGTTAATGGTATGGAATTTTGGTTAACTCGTGAAACTACTATAAGTTCCGATGATCTAAGAAAATATGATTTAATCGGCACTGTATATGGTACTGGCGGAACTAACCTTGTGCAAGGCGATACTGTTGAAATTGATTACGATACACTCGACACTGGTAACTTGTATGTTAAGGTTAGAGGTATCAACGGTGACATTACAGGTCCATATAGTACACCAAGTGGATTAATTAATTTTAATGCTAAACAGGTAACTGATGCTATTGGTGCTAACACCGCAGTTAATAATTCTGCAGGTAATTCTATTACTGGTTTAGTTGGAACAAATGCTCTACTATGGTTACTAAGCCAATTAATGTCAGGTGGTAATACCAGCAACACAGCGGCTACTATTAGCAGTCTCGGTTCATTGTTTGGCATAACTGGTAATATTGCTAATACTGTAAGTGGCACATTACAAGGTGTAGGTAGTGCCGCTCAAGCCGGAAATAAATTAATGATTATTGCTGAGGCTGGCACAGTAAAAAATATTGTTAATGCTCCGGGGTCAGGATTGACATTATATACAAAAACATTTGTACCTACAATCTCTGGTACTTATAAATTAGATGTTATTGTAGATCAAAATAATTCAGGAGCACGAGGTGGTCGTGGATCAACTTGGGGTGAGCCTTCTGATATTGTAGCTACGGCAGCTTATATATATAACGGGGCAACAGAAATACAACATGCAAATTCAGGTGGGGTTGGCGCCCACTCTTGGACTGACTTTGCTTTTACAACTATTTTTTCATTAACAGCCGGAGTAACTTATACATTAAAGTTTTATGCAGATGTTATTACAGCTTCTAATCCTACACAAAATTGTGATTTTGATATCAGTTGGAATATCTACACCATTGCTATCGCATAATTTAATCTAACTAAATAATAGCTATAACATGCAACTTGTACTGCCTCATGCGGTACAAGTTTAACCCTAAGGAGCATAACATGGCTGGTATTTTATCGTTCGACCAATATCTCGGCGGTCCTGATCAAATTCAAATTGAACAGGTATTTCCAAAAAATCAAAAAACAATGATCTATAACTTCAATCAGAATATTACTGGTTGGACTTTCGAATTAGATCAACAAACTCTCGTCGTTGATACAATGACCTTTAATAGAAATACAGGGCAACCTAATTTCTCAACCAGCTCAGTTATCGGCTTCTTTCCTAAAACAGAACTTACATCAGGCAATGTTACTGTAACCAATTCAACAACTGGTCTAGTAAATGTAACTTTTCCACAGAATATGTACACTGGTCCAATCATCCCTGATGCTAGATTAAATGTACCTATCACAGTGGTGGCACTTACTTGGACTGATGCACAAACTCCAGCTCAGATTAACACACATCGTTGGGCTCTTGTTCAATGCTGGGAACCAGATGTTACTCCAGGTGATCCAACTGCTAGTACTAATCCACTTTATACAGCAATAGGAGTTTAATCATGGCCTATACCATTGAAGTTACTGACTTGGGCAGTAACCCTAATGTCTCTACGACATCAAACACTATTACTATCACAGAAATTACCACGGATGTTAATGTAGAGAACCCAAATACAGTTATTGAAATTACTAATAACACAATTGCACCTTTTGAAATCTCTTATAACAGTGTGGCTGTAGTAGGTCCTCAAGGACCACAGGGCATTCAAGGTAATGTAGGAGCTACCGGTGCTACTGGTGCAACTGGACCACAGGGCATTCAAGGTATACAGGGAATACAAGGAATACAAGGTAATGTAGGTGCTACTGGTAGTACTGGCGCTACTGGCTCTAGTGTAGTATTGAAAGGCAGTGTTAATTTAATTTCTGATCTAAACAATATTGTAGGTCCTACAACTGGTGACTTATATGTAGTTTTAGAAGATGGTAATGGTTATGTCTACGATGGCAGTGCTTGGGATAATGTTGGACAGATTCGTGGTCCGCAGGGCATTCAGGGTAATGTTGGCGCAACTGGCGCAACTGGCAGTACGGGTGCTACAGGCCCACAGGGCATTCAAGGTAATGTTGGGGCTACTGGCGCAACTGGTAGTCAGGGTATTCAGGGCATTAAAGGCGACACCGGAGCACAAGGGATAGAGGGTAATGTTGGCGCAACTGGCGCAACTGGCTCACAAGGAATACAAGGCATACAGGGAATTCAGGGTAATGTTGGTGCCAAAGGCGATAAAGGCGACACTGGTAATACTGGTGCACAAGGTGCTAGTCTTACAATTTTAGGAACAGTCAGCAATGTAGCTAGTTTACCAGCAACTGGTAACATTGGCGAAGCATATATTATTGCTACTACAGCTAGTGAACCCGAAGCAGGTAATTTATATGCTTGGAGTTCTACTTCAAGTAACTGGGCAGATGTAGGACAAATTGTAGGTCCAAAGGGTGACACAGGTGCTACTGGCGCTACTGGTGCTACTGGTGCTACAGGCCCACAAGGGATACAGGGCATTCAAGGCATTCAGGGAAATGTTGGTGCTACTGGTAGTACTGGTGCTAAAGGCGATAAAGGCGATACTGGTGAGCAAGGCATACAAGGGATACAAGGCAATGTTGGTGCAACAGGTTCACAAGGCATACAAGGCATTCAAGGTGATGTTGGTGCTACTGGTGCTACTGGACCACAAGGGATACAGGGAAATGTAGGAGCTACTGGTGCAACTGGTGCAACTGGTGCAACTGGTGAGCAAGGCAATGTTGGTGTTGCTGGAACTAGTATTAGTTCTGCTGAAATAGATCAAGACACTGGTAATTTAATTATTACATTAACTAATACTACTTCTATAGATGCTGGATTAGCAGTTGGTGATACAGGACCACAAGGCATTCAAGGTAATGTAGGGGCTACTGGTGCTACAGGACCACAAGGCATTCAAGGTAATGTTGGTGCTATTGGTGATACAGGACCACAAGGCATTCAAGGTAATGTAGGGGCTACTGGTGCTACAGGACCACAAGGCATTCAAGGTAATGTAGGGGCTACTGGTGCTACAGGACCACAAGGCATTCAAGGTAATGTAGGGGCTACTGGTGCTACAGGACCACAAGGCATTCAAGGTAATGTTGGTGCTTCTGGGCCAGTATTTGGTGATCCGGGATCATTTAGTACCACAACTACTGTTACTACAACTTTTGATGGTCAAGTTAGATTTAACAATGCTACTGTAGGCAGTGTAACACAAGTGGCTATTGGTGATTATGGTAACGCTAATGCTTGGGCTTTGGCGCTAGCTGGCAAACAATTAATTATCAGTGAGACCAATGGTCAATTATTAACTATATTCACAGTTAGTACTGTAACCTATACCATAGCAGGCGGCTATTACTATTATCTATTAGCAGTATCAGCAGGTCAAGGATCTCGTCCAGCTAATGGGCAATCTATTAGACTTACTCCAACAGCCACAGGCGCTACTGGTGCAACGGGTGCCACTGGTGCCGCAGGTGATCCAAGCGGTATTTCAGCTTTACTCAGCAGCAATGTTACTATAGCCAATCCAGGCAATGCCCGATATAGACTTAATAGTAATGTAGCCGCCAGTGTAACTACAATGGCTATTAGCACAACTGGTTATAGTAGTGCTGACTTATCTAGTTGGATTGCCAGTTGGGATGACAGCACCAGCACTGTAAAAGGCACATTACAATTTAATGACAACGCATATAACAGTGCCTTTTATCAAATCTCTAGCATAGTTAACAATACTACCTGGTATCAAGTTAATTTAACCTACACTGGTGGTAGTTTAGGTACTATTGGTGCCGGTGATAATAATCGATGGATTAATTTTTATCGCACTGGTGATCGCGGCGAACAGGGCATTCAAGGTAATGTCGGAAATACTGGTGCTACTGGCGCACAAGGCATTCAAGGTAATGTCGGCGCAACTGGTGCCAATGGATTAAGCACTCTAATTAGTGATACTAGTCCTGAACTTGGTGGCAACTTAGATTTAAATGGTTTTCAAATACAAGCCAGTGTTGGATCATTAATTCTTGGCAGTGATGATATTATTTTAGGTGCTGGTGATAGTGGTGTAACACCTGAAGTAGCCATATCTACTCTTGGTGGTCAAGGTTTATTCTTTGATACTAATCAAGGTGTCAACACTGGATCATTTACTATTAATTCAGGTGTTAATGGTGATATTGAAATTACTCCTAACGGTACTGGCCGTACAGTAATTACCAATGGTACTACTAATGGATTTAGTGTTGGTTATTTAGAAATGCCTCAGGTAGCTGCTGGCAATGTAACACTTGCTCTCAGTGACAGTGGTAAACACTATTATTCAACAGCCAGCAGCCCAACTACTATTACTATTCCTAATAATGCCAATGTGGCATTTGCTACAGGCGCAGTGATTACTGTGGTTAACCAAGGCACTGGTAATATTACCATTGGTCGAGAAAATGCCGCTACCTTATACCTAGGTGGCAATGCTACATCAGCAAGTAGAACTATTACCACATATGGTGTTGCTACATTGCTTAAAGTAGCCTCTGACACTTGGTTTATTAATGGCACAGGAGTAGTATAATGAGTGGATTCGCAGGCATGATGTTCGCTAACCGCACTCCACCTGCGGTTAGTGGCAGTATAGATACCTACTGGAATAATGTGATACTCCTAATGTCTGCTAATGGGGCAGACGGATCAACTACTATTATTGATAGTTCGATACTTAATAACACTATGACAGCTACGAATGGAGCGACAATATCAACGGCACAGAGTAAGTTTGGTGGATCAAGTTTATTCTTAGATGGAACTAATGATTTTGTCAGCATTGTCGATAGTAACAATTGGTCTTTCACTGGTCAATTTACCATCGAAGCATGGGTTTATTTCTTAGATTCAGGACAAACTGATTTTATAATCGGACAATGGCCAGGTGGTACAGCAACAAATTGCGCATTTATATTCACAAAACATTCTACTAACAGGTTACAATTCGTCTATGGTGTAGGATCAGCTAACCCTAATATTACTGGGACAAGTCAAGCAGTACCAATTAATTCTTGGGTTCATGTAGCAGTTACTAGAGACCAAAATAATTTAATTAGAATGTTTGTTAACGGTGTTGCCGATACTGTTACAGCTACGGTTAATGGTACTATCAATAATAGTACTGCTGCTGTCTACATAGGATCAATAGTATCGACTACCTTGCTGCTAAAAGGTTACATTGATGAAATGCGTGTAACTAAAGATATTGCTAGATACACCAGCAATTTTACAGTGCCCTCTGAAGCTTTCCCAACTACTGGACCTGCTGCTGCTACCGATACATATTGGTCAAATGTAGGATTACTATTACATGGCGATGGCTCTGATAATGGAACAACATTTACAGATAGTTCGTCGAACAATGTACCTTGGACTAGATTATCCACAGGTGCTTTGACTAAAACAGCTATTAAAAAATATGGTACAGCCAGCATATTTTTACCAAATGATAATGCTAGTCTTATCTATACAGATTCTGCTACCTACACCAGTGTAAAAATGTCAGGAAAATTTACCTATGAGTTTTGGTTATATCCGACATTAGCCAGTGGTATACATGGAATTTCTAGTTATGGATTTTTTAGTTTCTTAATTTATGTAAACGGAACAACCTTAACTATGGAAGCTAGTAGTACTGATTTTGGTGTTAGTGCAGTTGAAAAAAATCTAAATATTGGTACAATAACACAAAATGCTTGGCAACATTGGGCAATTTGTCGAGATGGTGCAAGTTTACAAGTATATAAAAATGGTACACAGACTTATACCTCAAGTACATTCTTTGCTGATGCTATTAGAACTTACAGAGCCTTAGATACCGGATTTACTAATAGATTTGCTCTAGGATCAACTAACCATATTAATACTACACAACATCTAGGTGGTTATCTTGATGAAGTAAGAATTACACAAAATGTTGTTAGGTACACAGGTAATTTCTCAGTACCTACTCAAGCATTTCCAAACTCTTAGGAATCGACTATGAATTTAAATGTATTATATGATTTAACTAATATGCCCAGCACTATGATGTTGGCATTTTCTGCCAATGAGTTAGGATTTGAAAGTGTTGGTCCGATAATCAATGATAGCAATGAAATTATTGGTAATGTATGGACTAATTTAGAAAATCCAGAATCTGAAAACTTTGATGAATTAAAAACTGCGCTAGATCAATTAGCTGAAAATTTAACCTATGAGGTGGTATAATGGAAAATGAAATTATTGGACCACTAGAATTAGAAGAAACAGATCTGGCCACACATACTAAGTTATGTCACATGCGCTACATACAAATTATCAATAAGTTTGACAGTGTTAATGAGAAATTTGACAAGCTAGAAAGTCTAGTGTTAGCTATCAAAAACTCTGTAGACAATATGCAGGTCTCAACCCAAAAAGACTATTTAAAAGTCAGTTTATACATCATAGGCATACTCATATCAGCCCTGAGTTTTTTAGTAGTCAAATTCGTTATATAACTGACTAAAACACCACCAAATACTGTCATTATTAGGTAGTTTTGACTTCGTTTAGTGGAGTTATTTTCGTGTTCAGATACTTCAAGACAAGTAATAATGGTCGATTAATTAGATTGCCTAGAGCCAACACCCCACCACTGACTATAACCATAGTCCAGGTCACAGTTTGAGTCACTAAGACTAAGATGCTAATAAGTACGATAAAGAATATGTTTGTCATATGAGTATTTACTATGCAGAGAAACTCAACAATTTATATCGACTTTAGTGAATTAGGCTATCATGGTTATTACCCAGTGGATCGTTATTGGATGAACTTTCAATATAGTGTTGCTGAAGATTGGTATGAGAACAGCACTGACATAGATGAACTAGTGTTAGACATCCAAGCTGATAGACTTGAACTTATTGTCAGAAGTGTAGGCAACGAAATGGATACCAATTGGTTAGGTCACGCATTGGTCAATATAGCCATGTATGGACTTGTGGGACTTAAGAGACCAGAATTTTATCACAAGTTCGAATAGAAATAAATATTAGTGTAGTAAAGGTTTCTTGTCATTCCTTTATTATTTCCAAAACTTTCTCCAAGTTTAGAATACCCTGTTTGCCCGAGCGGGGTATTTTTTTGAGTCAAAATTCAGGCATAATCTAACCATTTTAGTTGACAATGCTAAATACTTTATATATAATAAAAGTAATACAATATGTATCGTTCGGAGAAAAAGAAAATGACAAAAATATTTGAAGACATCGACAGTCTAAGTGTTAATCGTAATATTTGTAGCCCTTGGTCAAATGCCGATGACTATTGGCAATTAATCAATAGTTTTACCGTTAATGATTTAATTATGGCAGGTACTTGGTGGTTACCTAGGACTAAAGGTAAAATTACCAGCCAAGTATTTTTAGAAGCACAGGGCATATTATATTGGTATCGAGAACACGGGTTACTAACCGATAAACAAAAAAGATGGTTAGCTAATTCAATTATTGAAAGTTGGCACTTAATCGATGTCAAATACCTCAGTGAAGTTTTATATGCCTACTAACTACCAACCCAACTTCAATGACCCACGAATTCAATTAAGAGCTCGCAGAGCTTTAGGGTTTGCTTTAGGTGTTTTAAATGAGACTCGCTCACATCAATGGAGCACAAGATATTTAGATACTTACTTCGGGCAACAACAAAATAAACTTAGTGGTTGGCTACGCAGTCAATTGGTTATTGTCACAGATGAGTATTGGAATAAAGACACAGGTGTTTGTAAAAGTTATATATTGAATCGCACAGGTGCTATTGAGTTAGCCACTCTCTTAGAGGTGAAGGATTTTGATAAACACCAACACATACCCTATTGTATTACAAGTCAAGAAAACATCATTAAAGAGTGGTGTCGCACTGAGTTTAGTAAGGAATTAGCTACAAAAGAATTCCCTTATGAAGAGAAAAGCAATAGGTATTGGCATCCATTACAAAATGTTCGTAGTCAATATCGACGAGAAGTTCTTGCTGACGCAGACTTAACCTATCAATATGACATTGAATGCTGTGCTCCAACACTCATTATGTATAGGGCACATCAATTAGGTATGAGTGAATACTTATTTGCCATGCGAAGTTATCTTAAACGCAGAACTGAAATAAGAGCAATGATTAGTCGTGACTTAGAAATACCCGAAGAAATAACCAAACGAATAATCAATGCCTTATTCTGTGGTGCTCGCATAGCAAGAAACAAAGACAGCGATATATTCCAATACCTCAATGAGGACCCAGCAAGACTTATTGCTCTTAGAGAACACCAGTACATACAGCAACTAAGAAAAGAAATAAAGCTGTGTTGGAGTTATATCGAAGCAAGTGCAGCATATGAAAAGAGATATACTATTACTAAGAAAGGAAATCAAAAGAGACAACCAATGAACTCCAAGAGGAAATGGGGTGTTTATTTTCAATTAGAACAGAAAGTAATGGCAGTAGTAAGAACTCATTTAGATATTACCAATAACAAATATTTCTTAGAACACGACGGATGGACTTGCCAAAGAGCAATCGATGAATTGGCAGTAGAACAGGCAATAAAAGACTTAACTGGTTTCACCGTGAAACTAAATTTAGATAAACAGCAACACATACCCTATTGTATTACAAGTCAAAAAAAAGGAGAAAGAAATGACAACGAAACTAAAATATTTAAAAACAAGAGTGATGGAACCCCGTGAAGGAGCCAAATACTCAACTACCTACTATCAACAAAACAGTGAACAAGCACGAGAATCATTTACACATGTTCGGAATGTAGCTGAAGCAATTGTAGATGCTTGTGAGCGAGACCTAGACTTAAAGGACTGGGTACAAACACCACTTAAGGCATTTCCACGCACTGGAGTTAAACCTAACTACTCCACAGAAGATATTGTCAGTGACCTACTTAACCAATTAGACTCGGGTAAGGATATTCCATCAGGTATGATAGGGCGTTGGAATAGACTGTTTGAAGATACCCCTTGGGATATTGAACTTGAAGAGTATGTCAGCACCCGAGCAATTAATACTGGTTTGTTTAACAATTTATTCAAATAAATTAGCCATGGCTCAAAATCAAATAATTATGTATATGAACGATCGATTATTTAAACAACACCTCAGTAAGATAGCTCGCTGGTTTACACCTTACCTTAAAGATGGCGCAGTTGGACTTAAGAAGCCACCAGTCAATGCTGATAAAGATCTACTTAACCCCACACTGGGACCTGTGATTGAAGAATTAATTACGCCACCTAGTCCCTGTGATTGGTGTGGTAAGATAGTTAATCAAGAAGCTACTTATCAACGAGTATTACCAAGAGAGAATGAACCTCGACTGTCAAAGTCTATTTGGGTTAGTCATTGTGGAACTTGTGGCTTGTATAAGAACCCAAGAACTGAACAGATGCAACGACACTTTCCCATTGAAGTACCAAATCCTAAAACCTGGTCGGCCAAACGCAGATCAACATTTAATAGAATAAAACGATAAAGATATTAGCCCTTAACTAGGCTATAATTTTAACCTACACTAAATACATTTAACAAGGAGAAGTAAAATGGCAAATCCAAAGACAGCAACAAATCCATATGGTGGCGGACGACCTCCGGGACCACAACCACACTTAGTAAAGTATCCGGGTATATTAGCAATACAACGCAGAGCTTACAGTCGCATGCGAGCACAGGCTAAATTTCGCAGAGAAGAGTTTATACTTACATGGCAGGAGTTTTATGATATGTGGGCACCTGTGTGGGAACATCGTGGTCGCGCACTAGAACAACTATGTCTAAGTCGAATAGACTGGGAAGGCGAGTGGAGTATAGACAATGTACAGATTATTACTCGCGAAGAACACTTTAAAATACAAGGCCGACAAAGCCAAGGACTAAGGTAAATTTCGGTTGACAAATTCATAGTTTGGCTGTATAATGATTAAACTGTGAACTTACACAGAAACTTAAATGAAAGGTAACAAATGGCTTACAAAGTAATCAACGGTAAACTTACTAAGGTAGTTCCAACAGTTAAAGATCAGCGTAAACTGGCTGGCTTCTATTGGGGCTATAAAGCAGATCAAGGTGAACTTGGATTTGAGTTTACAAATCACCAGTTGACAAAGGTTACGGGGATGCCAATGGAACGAGCACTTGAGATAGGTGCTATTATTAAGAAAACCGCTACAGAGCAATGGCAAGGTGTAATGCGTAAGGATCCAAAATATCTTGAGGGCAAAACCAAAGAAGAGTTTATTGATGAAGAGTTTGATCGTTTGCTTTGGGTTATTGATGAAGTTCGCTCATCAACTCAAATTTCGTATCAGAAATATATGGAACACGCTATGATTGCTTGTTGTGCTATTTCAACATTAGTAGCCGCAGGTCGTATTCCACAAGATACTTGGAATGGTGATTCCTTTATGGAAGAAGTTGATTTGGAGTTAGCATAATGGACGCATTTGAATTTCGGTTGACATTTTGGTTGTTTGATAGTATAATGATTAAACTGTAAACTTACTTAGAAAGGTAACAAATGAAACAACTAAAAAATCCTAAAAACGGCACGGTTGTAATTCGCATAGATTCAAATTTATTTCATTTACCAACAGATGGCAAATTAAGTTCAGTTAAAGCCAAAATGCTAGAACAAATGGTAAAGATTACACAAGCAGGTGGCACTTTTGACTATTGTGCTGGCTATCCAAAAAAAGGTGATGCTTTGGTTGCTTGTAAAAAAGGTTATCGTCCAGAACAATTTTCAGAATTAATGGA